AGGAACATGGAGCGAGTACGGTTGGGCGGATAATTGCGTCTAGAGCCCCACATTCCGGGCGGTCTTTTTCAATCCATCCTGCTTGATCAATAGAGAGCATTCCAAAACCTTTCATTATGTATACCTCCTTTTAGTTATATGTAGAGTATATATCATTGACAATTTTATATCAATATATTTTTACTGATTTAATATTTAATTTTAAAAAAATTCAGATTAAGTTTTTCTGTTGAATCTGCACTTTCATTGGTGGAACAAAATATAAACTATAAACAAGCACTACTGTTTTAACGGTGGGTGCTTATTTTAATGTATAGAAAGGTGGTGGCAAAACTGGCTGCAAAAAAGGAAACTGTAAAAATATGTTTAGCTTGTGAAAATAACTTGCCATTATCTAAATTCTACGCAAGCAAATCTCCTCTTCATAAAGACGGGAAAACTCCTTGGTGTAAAGAATGTATTGTAAAAAATAGTTTGACTAAATCTGGAGAAATTGACGAACAGAAATTCAAAAGCATTCTTCGGCAAATTGATAAGCCCTACTATAAAGATCTAATAGAGATTGCTATCAATCAATTTAAAAAAGAGCATGATTTTGTATCCGAAGATGAAGTGAAGTATTATGGGAAAGAGATAATAGGCTTATATTTCACTAAACAAAATTCTTTACGTCAGTATAATTCAAAATCATATGGGGATAGCGAAAAGGAAGGTTTTGTAAGAAAACCAGGGACTCAAGCCGCTAATTTACGAATTGAAAATTGTATAAGCCAAAGCGAACAAGACAGACACGAATATGATATAGGATCTTTTATAGTTACAGATGAAATTAAAAGCTTGTTTGGTGACGGATATTCTACCATAGAGTACAAGAAAATGTATGATAAGTATGAAAAGTTAAAGCTCAATTATACCTTACAAACAAATCTTCACCAAGAGGCATTAGCCACTTATGTCCGCTTTAAGGTTAAAGAAGAAACTGCTACCGCAAAAGGAAGCGTTGAAGTGGCAAAAAAATGGTACGATGCTGCACAAACAGCAGCGTCCAATGGTCGTTTGACACCAAAACAATTATCTGCATCTGACTTACAAAAGGGTATGAATAGCGTTTGTGAGCTAGTTAAGGCTGTTGAGCAAGCCGTTGACGTAGTAAAGATTATGCCACAATTTAAATATAGACCTATTGATTCAGTTGATTTTACAATAATGTGCTATGTAAATTATGAAAGAAAGCTGAATGGTCAGCCACAAGTTGAGTACGAAGATATCTATTCCTTTTATGATAAAAAGAAGGAAGAATATATCAAGCAAAACGGCGATCCATATGGAATATTTATAAATGATCC